TTCCATCAAATCTATCTGTTATTGTTACTTTAATTTTAACTGACTCGGATAGATTGTTAAGAACATTAACCGTTCTTACAGCAACACTATACGTTCCATCTTCTATTCCGTCTATTTTCCACGTTCTTTGTTTAGGGTCTGAAATACGAATAGGGTTTTCTAAACCTGGAAAATCGTGTGTAATTTCAAAACCAAATAAGTGTTCATACTCTCCTGGAAGGTCTCCCACATTAGTAGGAGCTACCCAAGATACTAATAACTCTTCTCCTACTTGTCCCTTTTTAGGTAGAGTAGTAGAGAAGACATCTAAAGGAGGAGGTACTATATCATCCGAAGTAACTGTAGGATAAATAGTATCTGCAATATAAGTAGTAAAATCTGTATCTACTGCATCAAATTTTTCATCATAATGCTCTACTGCTGAAATAGATATCTCATTCTTGGAACTCTCACTCATTGCTAAGACTTTATATTGCTTTGAAGAACTAGCAACAGTAACTGAGTTTATTTTTTCTGTAAGCACCCAAATAGTATCCGCTTCAGGGGTGCTAGAAAAGGCCGTATTAGGATTTCCATTTGCATCATTACCCGAAGTTTTAACAGTCAAAGAAGAAACAGTGCCCGCTCCTGTGTCTACTTCTTTTGTTTCTACCCGAGTAGTATCCGTCCATGTAAGAATTAGAGAATCTGACGAAGTTGCGGTGGCTTTTGCATTTTGAGCCTTTTGCTCAGTATCAATAGCTTGAAGAGTATAAGTGCCATTACCTGTTGATCCACCATCCCCATCTCCATCTATAAATGCATGTGTTATTAGATCCCCTGCTTTATATGTTTTATTGTCTATTGTTACTTCGGACGTAGCAAAAGCAGATGGTTCAGTAAAAAGTACAGATAACTCATAGACACTACCACTGTTTAAGGTAGTAGAAGTATCTAAAGGTATCACAGAAGATGTTCTAGAGCCTGTGTTTGAAATTCTTCCGCCTAAACGAACAGCGAATCTATTAGGATCTTGAACATTTATAATATCCCCTGGAGCTAGAAAAGCCCCATTTAAGGCGGTAGAAAAAGTAACTACCTCTCTTTGATTAGCCGCAGTCCATAACTTCCAACGACCATATCTCATAGCTTGTCCTTCAGAAGTAGCTCCCATAGCTACTGCAGTTTGAGAAATAATTTTCCCGGTTTCAGCTATATTTAGTCTATCTTCTACTATTAAAGGCTCTGCTTTATAATTAGACTCTGGATTTATCCAAGTAACAATTACTTGATTTATTCTAGTTTTACTGCCAGTACTTTCATAGGAAAAAGCCCCGTCCAAAACATTAGCACTAGTAAAATTGTACACAGGACCACTAGGGGCATCCGGAATCGGAGTAATCTTTCCGTCAAAAAAGTATATCATAGACCTAAAAACAGTAGATATATCTTTTAATACTTTGTATGCGTCCGCAGCTTTAGTAAGGTATAGGTTAGAGGTAAACCTAGGCTCTTGGCCTCCTTTGCCGTCAGGTACTAACTCATCACAATATCGAGCTATTCTATACAAACTGTATTTATCTACATCACTATGAGATAAAAAATCTCCTAAGCCATATCTATTATTTGTTAAGATATCATAAAAAATCCATGCAGGATTGTTAGTATAAACTTTATCGGCTCCAAAAGATCCGTCCCAATCTTGATAAGAGGTTTCTATTGCACCATTAGAAGTATTACGATTATAGTTTGCTATACCGTTAGCATCTTGATCCCTAGTTACATAGTTAGAGGGTACTAGAACTTTTAATCCTTTTAGGTGAAAAGATCTAGTAGGCATACTTTGAAACTGTTTAGTGTCAAAAGTAGTTTTAGCCATCGAAGTAAACGGGTGTGTAAGAATAGTTTTAAGTACACTAGTAACAGTAGATAAACTAGAGGCTGAAATATTCTGCCAATCGTGATAAGTCTCTCCTGGATATTTATAACCAGGACCCGTATGATTACTAATTCTTGAAACTCTTACTTTAAAGTCAGAAAAAGGCCTATACTGATCTAAGTCGATACGAGTTACAAAACTAATAGCATTTTTTTCTAAAGCTGCGTGTTGAAAAGGATTATGCAAGACAATATAGCTTTCAAAGCTACTCTCTCCAGGCCTTTTTAAAGCTAACTCTATTTTATACTGAGCATAGGTTGTTTTATCATTTCCTTTTCCACTAACTGCATATAATCCATTAGGATATGCAATAGTTAGAGTAGTCTCATCGACTTCTTGTAGCTGTGATGCAGTAAGATTAAATCCTGATGCAGCACTTCCGGTAAGTACTTTAGGGGCCTGAGACCCTCCATGACCAGTACTTTGCTCTAAAGTACCTCCTGCGCTAGGATTATTTGTGATAGAAGTGGAGCCTACGCCCCCATAACCTGTAAAAGGAGGTTGATCTAAGGTACCTACCCTGAACTGGGACGTTACACTTTTATACTTTTTAATTTCTGTTTGAGCCATTACATCAGCAGTGGAAACAATTGCTCCAGATATATCAAAACTATAAGACTGATAGCTTCCTGTTGTAGGGAAGGGCCATACGGATGCCAAAGTCAATACAGGACCTGAAATACTGGCTATTTTAACAATTCTATCTATGTGTAAAAAGTACGTACCTTCCGGTATTATCAAGCCCTGAGGAGAGCCTGCTCCTGGCTGAAAACTGGCTACAGACTGACTTGCTCTACTTATAATACTACCTTCTACCAAACTTCCGGAAGTGCCTGCTCCTACAATCGTCAATCTTGCAGGTACAAGAGTCTCTAAATTTTCAGAACCTGAAGAAATCATGTTATTTGTAAAAAACGCAGCATTATTGACGGTTGTGAGTTTCGCAGTAACATTTCCATTACTATCACTTCTGGAACCGTTAGTAGCATTTACATATATTGTATGAACGCCTCTTACAATTAAGTATTTATCTCCATTTGTAGATTCAATAACCGGAGTAGAACCTGCTGAAGCAATGACTGCCTGAGTTGAGTTATTAGTTAATCTTACTGTAGCGGCAGTTGCACTATAGGCATTTCCTGATTGCGAAAGGGGGGCTACTCTATCATCATTTAAATATATGGAGGACTGAGAATCTACTAAACCTTGTATAGGACCTTCTGAAAGAAGATCCGTAATAGAAATTACTTGCCTATCTCCGGAGGTATACTGCCCCGTCATATCCAAGCCTGCTAATCGTATATTTATATTATCAAACATTTTTTTGTTTTTCCCCTCTTAATTTAAGCTTGTTGATACTTCTGCAGTCGTAGTCTGATGAGTAATAACATTACCATTTGCATCTACATATGTATTATCTGTTAAATACCCTGAATTAGAACCTCTTCCTTGAATTACCTCAATTGCAATAGGTCTTCCTGGTACTCTTAGTTCTCCATAAAGAAGAGGCACAGGATCGCCTTCTTTAGCGTTACTTGCCCCTCCCGAAAATAGATAATTAGTAGGAGAGTCTTGGTCTACGGCGGGATCAGGTGCCATGATTTGTTGTATACCTGCTAAAGCGAGATTAGCTGCAAACAGAACAGTCATACTGCCTGTAATAGTTAAGCCTCCTCCAGCCGCGACCATAAAACCGTATCCGCCGGCAGGCGCTGTAGCTGCCCCTAAACCTGCGAATCCTCCTGAAAAATAAATTACAGCAATGATAGCAATTGCAGCAAGTATTTTAGTAATTCCTTTTTTTGATCCTGCAGGTACAAGAGCTATAGTTATGTCTCCTTTGACTGCTGGAACTAATAAATCTTCGTGCTCTAATTCACCCTCTTCTGTGTCTAGGATAAAACCTATGTCTTCTTCATGACACTTTCTAAGATAAGGTAAAAAATCTGGTCTATTAGCATTTATACACCTAAATATATCTGCATAGTCATCTGTGTTTACCACAAATTTTGTACCAAACTTTTCGCCTAGTTCTCCTTGTAAATACACATTACGCTGCATGACGATAAACTCCAGTTATATACTTTTTCCAAAAAGGGTATAGATTCTCTCTACAGGAGATTCTATTTTCTGCATGATGAAAGAATAAATCTTCCCCTAAATAAACCCCACAATGATTACCTACAGTAGCTTGAATTGTAAAAATAATCACATCATTTTTTCTCATTGGACCTTCTTCTACTTTAATGTATCCATAATCTTTAATTATTTCGTCTGTAAAATAATCCAAACTCTTTTCCCACCAGTCATCTTCAAAAGCCGCTCTAGCAGGTATGTCTATATCTTGAGAACTTAGATAGTCTCTCATAGCTTCAAAACAGTCATTAACTCCAAACTCATACTCTCTACCATAAAGAACCTTATTAGCTCTTTCAGGCTGTACGACAGTCATATCCATAGTAGGGTAACTAAATATATAATAAGGTATTCCTAAAGTATTACAATATTTTTTATCATTTTCGCTAGGCTCAGAGGAAGCATCTGGATGACTATGTACAATTCCTACTATATCTCCTCTCCTACTAGCTGCTATATACTGTTTCGAGTCTATAACAAAGGAGTCTTCATCTTCAGAAACATTATCACAAGGTATCCACTTTTTTTTGCCTTGTACGGCTATAAAAACTCCACAACCTTCTTTTGGGTAACACTTTTCAAAATGTTCTTTTATTAACTCTATATTCATATTTAATACTTGACTGTTCCAGGGAAAGATCCGAAAGGTAAACGAGCTGCAGTACTTTTTCTGCCAGAAGGGGCTTGATTTGCCGATGTTTTAACAACAGGTATAACTCCATATCTAGCTTTACATGATTGCAAAGTTTTTCCACATATTTCTTCTCTCACCCAATGACCGTCTTTGTTCTCTGGAGCGTTATCTTGATTACCGCTGTGTGCGGACTTCCATATCGTGCCTCCATAACGAACATAGGTTCCAGCACTGTAAGAAGTTGAAGAAGAGTAGTCTGTCCATGTAAATACTTGTTTCCAGAAAGCCGAAGTTTCTGTAGGAGTATTTCCTGTTCCAGCAATTATACACAACCACTTTTTACCGGAATGAGTTACATAATTATCAGTAGTATAAGCGGTATTGGAAGCGTAAGTACTAAAAGAAGTTGTTGAAGCTACTAAAGGTCTATCTTCAAAATCAAAGTATGCATTGTGTGAAAAAACATTATCACTACCATCTCTGAATTTATAACTATTATCGGCGTTCCAAGTACATCCACCTGTATTTGATTTGTCATGCCCTTGATATTGCCAACTACAATATTTCCCGACGACCACTCTTCTAGGAAGTTTTATACCTTCTAAGTCAAACGGAGTTGCTACTTCAAAAGTAACGCTTATAGCAGTTTCAGATGCTATTCTATCTATAATATATTCTTGAGTACGAAGCTCTACCGGAGGGCTTGCGTCCCCGCTTTGTCCATACAAATACTTTTCAAAAGTTTGTCTTCTTATAATTCTTTGTCCGACTAAATCATCATGTTTAAAGTTTCCTAGCTGAGAGGTAAACAATGCACCAATATTAGCAATTGTAAGAGTGGGTCGAGAAGGTGCTCCATCCGCAGAAACTTCTAACCCATCTATCAGCATAGGCATAGGAAGATACTCTCTAACTGTATGGTCTGTCTGATTTGCAGTACCTGTGCCTGTGCCTACTCCTGTAGCTACAAAAGAAGTGCCTGCAGTATTGTTTAGAGCTCCAATTGAAGTAAACCCTGTTCCGGAAACAATAGTA